AGGTGGTGATTGAAATGTAACGGAAGCAAAAATAATCAATATATAGTATCATCATCTAGAAAATAAACACAATATATTGATTATGATTTTAATGAAATGTAGATTTTATCTTATGCTTTCGGAATAAAAAATAATTTATAAGAGAAAAAGGAGTAGATTAATTAATGGCAGAACTACAACGTACTTATGGGAACTTTAAAGTCTATGGCGAGGTTCAAGGGTTGAAACGCAAGTATGCATTTAAAGATGAGCCTACAAAGTCAGGAAATTACCCAAAACATGAACTTAATTTTAATGTTAAAACAAGCAAAGACAACATCGTTTCTGTTCAATTGGATGGTTTGGATTTTGGAAATGTTCGAATTACACCTCAAGACCGAGACGACAAGCAAACAAAAGACTTGGATCGCACGCCAAATGTATATGACAACATTCCTGAAGATTGGCAAGTAATGATGGGTGTTAATGTAGGTCTTGAACAAAACGATGACGGTGAAAACATCAAAAAAGAGATGGATTCCTTTGATGCTGCAAAATACATCTATGAAAACTTAAATGACGGTGACGTTGTATTTATCAGTGGTCGTTTAGAAATCAATGCTTACACAAACCGAAATGATGAAAAGGTTGTACAAATGCAACACGTAATCAGTCGTATTTACAAATCAAATAAAGAGTTTGATCCTTCGGTAGAAGACTTCAAAGAAGTGTCTTCCTTTGATCAGAATCTAATTATTAACGATGTTGATTTAGATAAAAAGGAAATGAAAGCATACGTACATTCCTACCTTGTATATAACAAAGATAAAGACTTTGTTCCGTTTACATTCTGGGTTGATGGAAATAAGAATGCGAAACTTGGTAGTAATCTTTCCAAACTTAAATTTGGTACGCAAATGAAGTTCGAAGGTAATCTTTTAAGCACAGTTAAGTATAGAGAAGAAACAGACGAGTGGGGGTCTTCTCCTTCAGGATATGAAAAACGTTCGATTGATGGTGTGGATAAGAGTTACGAAATCACAAAGGGACTTCCTGAAACTATGGAGGAAGAAAAATATACAGAAGATGATTTTGTAAAAGAAGACCCTAATAGTGGGAAAGAAAATCCTTTTGCGAACGATGCACAAGAGAACTCTAATGAATGGGGTTCTTCACCTAACGAAGATAACCAAAAAGATCCGTTTGAAAATGCCGAGTGGTAAGAATGTAAGCATTTTACATAACTAAAATAAATTAAACTTATAAGGAGAGATGCAATTAATGGGACGTAAGTATGGTAAAAAGAATGTAATCAAGGTTGATCCGTTAGCATATAACATCGGTTTACTTGGTGAGTCAGGTATTGGCAAAACCACTTTGGCTGTAGATGTTTGTAATAAATTAGTAGGCGAAGATGGATATATCCTATTAAACATTGGTAAGGAGGATGGCGTAGACGCCATTCCCGATGCAGTGTATGAGGATATTCCTGATTGGGATACATTTTCAGAGTTTGTTGACGATGTTGTAGAAAACAAAACAACAGACTATAAAGATTTACAGGTTGTTGTTTATGACACAATTGATGAATTATTCCGTATTGCTGAACCAGAGGTAATTAAAATGCACAATAGAGAACATCCTGAAAAACGAACTAAATCCATTAAAGCTGCGTTTGGTGGGTTATGTCCATTAGCCCACGTATGTTAGAGATAGCATACTAGAAAACTTTGTGAACTGTGATTGCAAACAGGTGTCTAATTAACGTTAGGAAGTGTAGGAAATGACACTTAGTAATTAGGCTAACAGGGAAACCTAAGTCGCAAGATATGGCAATCCTGTGATAAGCACATTTGATTAGATAATATTTAATACTTAGGAGGTGGCTAAATGCCACAAAAAAGAGAAGTTGTTATTGGGGAGAAATTTAATAAATTAACAATATTAGAGGACTTAGGAAGAAGAAAATCAGAGAGTGGTCATACTTATACATATGTACTTGTTAAATGTGAGTGTGGTACAGAAAAAGAAATGCTATATGCAGACATTACTTCTGGTCACAACAAATCATGTGGTTGTTACAATCTAAGTCAAATTAAAGAAAGAATGACTACTCATGGTAAATCGGATACACGGTTATATCGCATTTGGAAAGACATGAGAAGAAGGTGTAATAATCCTAATAGGAAAAATTATTACTTGTACGGAGGAAGAGGAATACGGGTATGCGAAGAATGGGATAGTTTTGACAACTTCTATGAATGGTCAATGGAAAATGGGTATGAAAATTATTTAACCATTGATCGAATTGACACTAATGGAAACTATGAACCCGATAACTGCAGGTGGATAACTAGGAAGGCTCAAAACGGTAATACACGAAAAAATAAAGAATTCATAGCCATTTCCCCAAGTGGTGAAGAGTTTATAAGTAAAAATGTCAGAGAATTTTCTAGAACCCACAAGTTAGATAGGAACGAAGTTTCTAACTGTTTAAAAGGGAAGAGAGACTCTTATAAAGACTGGAATTTTAAATTGATAAATTAATTGAACATCTAATCAAATGTGAAATTCAAGAGACTATCGAACGGGTAGCTGAAAAGCGAGTAACCAAGTAGAGTAGGGTGGATATTGCTACCACTCGAAGTGCAAAGTACCCATAAACTAGGGTAATGATATAGTCCATGTCTAACGGAAACGTTAGATAGCATGTTATGGCTGGTGAAGATAAAGCGATTGAATTAGTTTTAGAAAAGATTTGGGAACTTAAAAGTGTCGGTGTTCAAATTATGGTATTGGGACACACGAAAGTACGTGAAAAGACTGATCCTCTTACTGGTGAAGGCTACGATACGTTGACTGCAAATCTTCCAAACCGTTATTTCAATGGTATTAAAACTAAGTTGCATGTTTTAGGTGTTGCGTCTATTGATCGATCCATTGAAAAACAAAGAGTAAAACAGAAAGTAGGAGACGACAAATTTGTAGGCAAGGTTACGGATGAAAGTCGTATTATTACATTCCGTGATAATAACTTCAATATAGATTCTAAATCACGATTCTCTGAAATAACTCCGCAAGTTAATTTAGAAACTGAACAATTCATTGGTGCATTAGAAGACGCCATTAAAAAGGCATACGATAAGCAGAAGGATAAAAAAGGTAGCGTAGAAGACGCCAAGAAACAACAGGCGAAAGAAAAAGAAGAGCATGTGAAGGAAGTTGTTGAAAAAGAAAATGAATTGTCAAAACACACTGAAGAAGATTTGAAAGAAGAATTCAAGTCTTTAATGGGTGAAGTTGATAAGAAAGAGTTGCAAAAACTAGTACAGGAACAAATTGGTGCAAGTAAACCTGCAGAATTAGACACCAAAGAAAAACTATATGATGCAGTTCAGATTGCAAAAAGTCTTAAATAGGATGATTTAATGTTCGAAGGATTTTAACATAAAAGACATCTTTTATATGATGTTGGGTTCAATACTAGTTACTAGTGTTATAGGTGGGTTAACTATCGGAGGATGGGGAGATTCTAAATCTTCTCAACCTCCTAAACCTATAGGTAAGCAAGATAAACGGACTGTAACAGAAGATGTTTTGAAATTAATTGATGAAGATGAAATAAAAAGATTTGATGTAATTGAAAAGCAGCAAGAACAACAGAAGAAGAAAATTGAGTATCAAGTGTTTGAAGTAACTGCATATACCTCGAATTTTCAATCAACTGGAAAGACACCTGATCATCCAGAATACGGTATAACAGCAAGTGGAAAGCGAGTCAGAAAAAATCACACTATTGCTTGCCCACCTAATATGAAATTTGGAACAAAGATTTACATACCTTATTTTGATAACACATTTACATGCCAAGATCGTGGGAGTGCCATAACACTCGGACACCTTGACGTGTATATGAAATATAGAAGTGATGCCCTTGATTTTGGTAGACGAAACCTAAAGGTTCATATAAAGAGGTGATTAAATTGTCAAACTTATTCTTAGGTGAATGGGTAAAAATTACTGACCAAGAAGATGATTTCTATGGTTATGTTGGAGAGATTATTGACTCAGAAACTTTTGAAGGTGACTTAAGATTTATTGTTCAATTTAAAAATACTCAGGTACGTCAATATACAAAAAACAACTTTAAAGTTTGGAAGAATGAAGGAGTGATTTAGTGAGTTATGAGAAAAAAGGTCAAGAATTGGGTAGACTCGTTGATCAAAAACAACAAGCGTATGGAGATAGCGTAACCAAAACAAATAAACTGTTAGAGGTTTTTATGGAAAAGTACGATAACGGAGACGATACATACACAATTCCAAAGAGTTTACTTAAACATATTGGATTAATGGTTAGAGTTATTGATAAACAGAATCGTATTTTTAGTAATCCTGATGGAGATTTAATGGATGAAAGTCCTTACCGTGATATTGGTGGTTATTCATTTTTAGGAGAAAACATGTCAAATGAATCAAATAATAAGTAATATTGAATATTTGTATGAACAATTTGGAGAAAGGATCAAAACAAACCGACATTTACTGCTCATGTACTGGAATCAAATAGATGGTGTCCGTAGCAATGACAACGTAATGTCGGTTTCTGACTTTCTTGAGAATGATAATATAACAGATCCACGACA